TCGCTTCATGGTAACAACGAGGCCATTGGCCAGCATCACAATCTTCTTTCGTGTCTTCTTCTTCTCATAGTAATCACCCACAATAACAATATCTTCGTTATTGGAGCTATAAGCCCAGTTAAATCCTGCAAGCTCGGTGGTGTAGCTCACATTATCCAGTTTCACATCAGGAAACTCTCTTTTAAAGTCAGCGACTCGCATGGGATAGAGCTCAAAACAGAAATCCCCATCGGACTTATCGTCTTTGCGAGCCATGGGGTCAAAGCCTGTCATCGTGGGGTCAAAGGTACGTCTTAGATAGATATCCTGATGGAAGGACATCTCGCCATTGTAATCGGTATAGACCTTGGCGCTGGAGAAACCACCCGCTAGAGTGTCTGTGTAAATGTTGTACTCAAACCCGTCCTTGTTAGCATCATCTAGGATATGGCGAATATGGTCTTCAATAACCTTAATCATCTGGGGATCAGCTTTAGCCCCATCTCGTCCAGACACCTGAAGGCCAGGCATGTTCTTAGAGAACTCACCTCTAAGACGAGAGATATAAGCCTCCATCTCATTCACTTCCACGTTAGGACGCTTCAGGCGTTTGTTGATGTTGGTATCAGTGTCGGTAATAGAGGTAACAAAGACAAACTGACAGAAGGTGTTAAAGCAATCAAAGTTAGGCTTTGAATACTCGTAAGAGTTCTCTATATTCTTCTTGATGCGCTCTAGCTCATCATGTGATTTATCTCTAGCCATAATAGTGGCCATAGGTGCTCCTTTACCAGGTTCGTCCGTCTTTCAATCCTTGCACTGCCGCAAAATCTGAAGATAAGGACTTCAGGAATTGGTTTACTTGGCCTTTATTCTTAGGCAATATCACTTTATCAATAAAAGTCAGTCTTATCGCATCGTAAACAGTATCACAAATATCATCATGCCGATGCGCATCATTGGCTGTTATTTTCACCATGTGGTCTATGAATAGCTTAGAGTGTTTTGCATACCGTGGCAATGATACCAGCTTCTTAGCAATGTAGGGCTGCATCTCAATGTAACGGGCAGCCTTGTTGCCAGACGCCCTTGTTCGCTCTATTTCCATCATCCGCAGCCCCTGTATATTCTTCAGGGTAGATAACAAGGTAACACCCGTAGACTTCTTCTCAATAGCCACGAGCTCAGGCTTTACTTTATATCGCATACAATCTGCATAGAAGGCAAAGAATTGAGCCTCTAAGTCTCTAGGCTCTATCCTCACTTCCCAGCAGTCTAAAAGATGAAGACCGTAATCCTCTGTCTCTATGCCATATATCTTAATTTTATGAAGCCCCCAGAAGCTAAAAACCGTCGCATCATTATAGGTCTTGTCTGTCTCTGCGGTATCACAGGTAATAAAGGTTTTAAGTATTTCCGGCTCCTCTGGCAGGATAAGGAAATCTTCTTCTCTGAATAGGCCATCCCCAGAAGGAATGGGGTCTTGCTGATATTGAGAGGCAAACACGTATCTATTCGTTTCCTTCTCAATTAGTAGCTGCTCTAATGACTTAATAGCAGGGCATAGTGCATTCCCTGCCTCATCAATGGCTTTTAGGATGGTGGCTTTCCATAGGTAGCCATCTTTTTTAAGTAACAAGTAACCGGCCAAGTCATACTCTTGTAGTCGTTGGCCAATATAAGCAATAGGCACGTTATCACTACGAGGACGTGGCTTAATAGTTTCGTTGTAGTTCTTAATTACCGCATCACGCATCGTATCTGAATGCACCTCACCGGGTTTGTGCGCATCATCAATAATAACCATGCCTGAGAATCTATCAAGGTAAGGCAACCCTGCATCCATTCCTGTAATGGCACCTGAAGAGCCATACGCTTTAACTCTTCCACCTTTGTCTGTCTTAAAGTCGCCTCTAGAATTAAAGTTACGGTTAATGCTGACATTGAATAACTTCTGGTAGATAGGCATCTCTATGATTTCTTTGATCGTAGCCGTATGAGATTCAGCGAGCTCATACCCATAAGAGATGTACATGAATTGAGAATCAGGGTAATGAGCCATCGCCCATGCGACAAAGTAGATAAGGAGCGTGCTCTTGCCATGCCCTGGAGGCACGTTAATCAGAAGCCTGCTATTAGGGTATTTGAATATGTACTCAAGCTCACGGGATATGATTTTGTAGTGGGATTCACGCCCTATGACATCAGGAATATGGAAGGGTCTACCTGTCTTTAATAGATAGAAGTACTTAGTAAACTCTAAGTGTGAAGATAATAGGCGTAGCTGTAATTCTGATAGGTCATCCATCTGGATATAATAACAGAAAAACAGGGATTTCCAGATTTACTCTATCTTTTAGCGTTAGCCTGGATTCTTCTTATCTGCTCCATATCATAGTCAGAGAGAGGCTTATTAACGAACCATTCCCTTACCTCTTCCAAAGTAAAGAACATATAGCTCATGCCTATGACCTCATGCCTAAGCTCAGGATATTTTTCGTAAAACTTCTCTGAAGCAATATCACCATTGTCTTCTACAGTGGCGAACAATAGCTTCCCGTCACGATGATAAGCAAATAGCTTTATGAGATTGTATTTCATATTTACTCGATTAGGTGAAGCAGGCAGAGCAATTCTCTCTGCATCGATAGCTGCACATGTTAGCTATATTTCGCCGTGTACATTAAGACTTTCCGTCTTCGGCTGCTCCGTTATTCAATTCCTAGCTTCTCATGCACAACCCTCACATCTGGGCATGCGCAGAGCGTAATTTCATTATCGTAATGCACGATACACGGAAAAGTAGAGATATGATTGGTTTCTGAATCAAATATATTAACAATGGTTTTCCCGTCATACTTACTCAGCTCTTCAATCATTTCACCGACTGTCATCCTTTGGTTACCTTCTTGCATTGCAAACATGTTTTTGTCTTGGGAGAAACCAATCGAAATCCAACCTCATCCCGCTCCCCCTCATACATCACAGGAACAGGCCAATCTTTCGCATACAGGTGCTGACATGCGAGCTGTCCTATAAACTGCCGGACCTTATTAGCTACTGTCATGGGATAACCTCCCCTTTATTACTAATACAGTACACGGTTGAATCAAAACGACGCTTCGATAAATGCTGGGCAGTCTCGATACTGGCAGATAAGCACGATTCTTTATCTGGCATAGGAATCTGAAATACGCCGCTCTTATAAAATGCTATAACTAAAAACCATTCAGCTATCATTCCTCTCTCCTAATAAGGTGGGGCGCTACTGCCCGTAAATTTTGGGGTGACCGGTGAGAATCGAACTCACGTCCCCAAGGTCACAGCTTGGCGCTTTACCATTAAGCTACGGCCACAAATAAAGCGTCTCATGGTTGGAGTCGAACCAACGCCTGTCAACCCACGTGTTTCCACATTTTCGATCCTCTAACCAATTGAGCTACATGAGACATCCTTACTCTAGCCTATATGTTATTGATTGTCAATAAAGATTAACTTACATTTGGGGGATAGATGGCTGGAGAACAGAACTGGCTACGCTGGAATAGTCAGGATTCTTTCGGCTTACTATTACTTCTAGCGGTAATTCATGATTGGGGAGGGTATCGCCCACACTGTAATGGGTTCTAGTTTGAATAACCGCTTTATCCCAAGAACCTAAATCTGTGGATAAGGGATTATGTACCGAAGGATTCTGTCTTTGTTCTAGGGCTTCTACTCGTTCTTGTAATAAAAGAATATCAGTCAGCATCGGAGCTATATGGCTCATTAAGCATCTAGCTAGCTCTCTTGTCTCTGGCAATATAGAATCTTTTTCTTCTTCTCGACATTTCTCATATTCTTTTAGTTTATCATAAACACTTTTAAGGCCAAGATATTCTTTCATCTATGCACCATACTTACCTCTAGGGCTATATCCTTCCTCTGACTCTGTATATACCCATTGAGTATCAATATAACCTTCCCTCTGATAGTCCAGAAAGACAGTGCGTAATTGAGCCTCATCTAGGCTGCTCAAATAGGTCATGAATTGGTCTAGTATGACTTGTCTCTCGAGGGTTACTTTGCGCGACATA